AGTAAACCTACACAAAACGTTGCCTCTGCAACGCGTAGTTCAAAGACAGGTCGCAAAACTGTGAAGCTCACGTCTTCGCAGGTCGCAATAGCGAAAAAACTAAACGTGCCATTAGAAGAGTATGCAAAACAATTAATCACGAAGGAGGTATAAGCATATGACAAATAAAAAACCAACTCGTGCGAGCCAAGTACAAAGTGATTCAACAAAAGTTGAAACACAGGCAGCTAAGGTAAAACCAAAAGCAGCTTTAAAACCTTGGACTCCACCATCGTACTTAGATACGCCCAACGCGCCAAACGGATACCGACACAGATGGGTCAGGATTGAAACTTTGGGAGTTCCCGACACTAAGAACATACAAGGAAGACTAAGATCTGGGTATGAACTTGTAAGAGTCGATGAATACCCTAACGATGATTTCCCCGCTATCCAAGATGGCAAATACGCTGGAGTAATAGGTCACGGAGGCCTTGTGCTGACAAGGGTACCTGAAGAGATCGCGCGTCAACGTCAAGAGTATTTTGAAAAACAAGCTCGAGACCAACATGATGCAGTAGATAACGATCTAATGAAGGAACAGGATAGTAGAATGCCTATCGATATCGATAAGCAGTCTCGTACCTTCGGTGGCAAACGATAGTTAGAAAAAATTTTTAACGATCCAAACCAACGAATTAACGTTAACAGTAAGACTACGGATAGTAGTTTTACATAAGGAGAAAAACTATGGCAAACTCAAGTTCAGTAGGTTTCGGATTGAGACCTATTCGAAAAGTTGGTCAGAATGACAATAACGGCGGTTTGACAGAATACAATGTAGCAGCTAGTTCAGCAGCAATGTACCAGAATGATGGCGTGGAAGCGCAAGCTACTGGTGACGTTGCAATTGGTGCAACTACAGATACATTGATAGGAAGTCTTAACGGAGTTTTTTTCACTGACGCAACAACAAGTAAACCAACGTTTGCAAACAATTTAGCAGCTAGTAATACAGCTTCTGACATTGTGGCATACGTAAACGATGATCCTTATCAAATGTTTGAAATTAGATCTGACAACACGGGTGCTTCGGCAGCCACTGATGTCTTTAATAATGCAGACATAACTGTCGTGGCTGGTGACGCTACAACTAACGGTATTTCAAAAACTACCCTTAATGATAGCTCACTAACTGGTGGCGGTACTGGATCGGCGCAATTAAGAGTAATGGGCGTATCAAGAGACCCGGACAACAGTGATTTAGCTTCGGCTAATGTTGTTTGGAGAGTTATGATTAACGAACACTTCTTAAAAGCGACAGCTAGCATATAATAGGAGTATATAGACAATGGCAATATCACGTAATCAACTAGTTAAAGAACTAGAACCTGGTCTAAATGCACTATTTGGACTAGAATATAAACAGTATGAAAATCAGGCATCTGAAATTTATACTACTGAGTCATCTGACAGAGCTTTTGAAGAAGAAGTTATGTTGTCAGGTTTTGCATCAGCAAGAGTAAAACCAGAAGGATCTGGAGTAGCTTTTGACAATGCACAAGAAACTTTCACAGCAAGATACACTAACGAGACAATCGCTCTCGCTTTTGCAATCACTGAGGAAGCTATTGAAGATAACCTGTACGACAGACTTGCTTCTAGATACACAAAAGCCCTAGCAAGATCTATGGCGAGCACGAAACAAGTTAAAGGTGCAGCATCATTAAACAACGGATTTGGAACTTTCCAATCTGGTGATGGTGTGGCATTATTTAGCGCGTCTCACCCTACAATTGCTGGAACTTTCAGTAACACGTTAGCAACTGCTGCGGACTTAAACGAAACTTCATTAGAGCAAGCATTAATCGACATTGCTGCGCTAACTGATGAAAGAGGTTTAAAAATTGCTGCTAAAGGAACTAAAATGATTGTTCCTTCTGCATTACAATTTACTGCTGAGAGATTGATGAAATCTCAAGGTAGAGTAAGCACAGCTGATAATGATATCAATGCAATCAGATCAATGGGTATGATTCCTCAAGGTTTCAGAGTGAACAACTACCTAACTGACACTGATGCGTTCTTCATCATTACAGATGTTCCTAACGGAATGAAGCACTTTAACAGAGCACCTCTTACAACTAAGATGGAAGGGGACTTTGATACTGGCAACGTAAGATACAAAGCTAGAGAAAGATACGTTTTTGGCGTATCAGACCCTAGAGGTATCTTCGGTGTCGAAGGTGCGTAATCAATAAAATTTTGTGGCGGAACATGTTTCCGCCACAATTTACTTATAGAAAGAAAAATGCGACAATTTCTAGTAAATATCTG